TCAACGTTACGACATCGGTCAGGCTCAGAAAGCGGCTGTTCCTCAGATTGGTGAACGGTTTATTTCTCGTGGTATTTATGATTCTGGTTTAAGGAAGAAGGCTCTGGCTCAACAGTTGGCTGCTTTTGATCGTGCGAGGTCTGAGGCGGCTACGGCTCAGAATCGTGCGATTTTGGATTTGGCTTTGCAAGATTTGGCAGCGCAGGGTCAGTTTACGGGTGAGAGGTTGCAACGTGCTACTGATGCTAGTTCGGTTCGGGCTGCTAAGGCTGCTGAGATTCGGGAGGCGATGTCCTAATGGCTAATGGTAATGGAACAAGAATAACTCTTGAACAAAGACGAGCAAAAGCACGAGCAGAAGAACTTGCAAACAAACAAGCAAAAGACCTTGCTGCTAACAATTATACTTTTCTGGATATGGAAGCAGAAAAAAGTAATTTACAGGATATAGAAGATTATTTTTGGAATGTAGGAAAAAATTCATCTAATTTAAATTTTCCTGATAATTCTCTCACAAAGAGTATAAATCAGACTGTAGAAGAAAATAAATTAAAACAAGCAGATCTTGAAGCAAGATTAGCAGCATATCAAAATCCTTCTTATGACCGTTTAGCACAGTTGCGTGGCAGGGGTATGAGTTTAGGTGATGCTAAATCATATTTGTCTGCTGAACAGGCTGCACAAGCAGCGGGAGCGCGGCGACAAACATCTGCCACTGCCCCTGTTCCTTCTACTCAGATACAGCCTTCTAATCAAAAAGCACTTGATGACGCGGCTACTTATGCTGCTTATTTGGCTGCACAAAAAGCGGCTGGTCCTCCAACATCTCAAAGGACACCTCCTACAAATACGAGAGCCTTGGGTGGTTCTGGCAGATTGAATACACAACAGCAGGCTGGTCAAACAGCCGAGTCTGCTAAGGCAACTTCAGCAACGGCTCAACAGGCGATTGCTGATGCTTATGCTGCTATGGATGCTGCTAAAACTGGTAACACTGCTGCAAATTATATAGCAAATATGTCTGCTGATGATCAAATGAGAATGATACTAGCGCAGGACGAGTATGCTCAAGCCGCTGCTGCAAGTGAGGCTCAACGGTTGGCTAATGAAGAGGCACGTTTAGGTCAAGGTAATGTTGATGAAGCGTTACTGGCTGTGTTAGCAGGTAACTATGGAACTACTCCTGAGTCTGCGGCGACAACTGTGGCTGGTGATACTGCTGGTATAGCAGACGCTGCACAGGCTGAGGCGGCGGCAGCGGTTGCTGATCCTGCTGCTAGTGCTGTGTCACCTCCTGACAATGCATTTTTGAGTATGCTTGCAGGTTTGGAAAGCGATGATGCTCGCGCTCAGTATGGTTTTGATAAGGGTATTATTAATGCTGATGTCTTAGCCGCGTTGCGCGCTCAAGAAGCCGCTGGTGGAACTATGAACATTAACCTTGGTGCAACAGATGTTGATGTGGAGGGTGTGTCTGCTGGTCAGAAAGCAATTTTTAAATGGACTGAACCTGACGAAACTGGTAAACGCACAATTGTAATGCTGTCCGATGATGGTAAAAAGAAGAAAGATGATCCCCCTTTAGGGGTCACAGGGATTATTGATGAATCTGAGGATGAAGAAACTATTCTTGCTGATGATGATCCAGAAATAAACTACTTAAACGATCAAACAGACATTATTACTGAGGCTTACAATGATCGCATTGATGCTATTGAAGCGGCTGTTGAGGATGGTCGGATAGATATTAATCTTGCTCAAGGCGTGTTCAATGCCGCTAAAGACAAGTTGTTTGATGACATGGCAGAATTAAGCAAAATTACTTACGATGAAGTAAATGAAACATTTTCTTTCAACACTGAGCAACGTGCCACTGATGTGCAATCAATGTTGGATTTACTGGCAGGACAAGGTGTTGAACAGAATCTTATTCAGGATGTTATAGGTGGCGACATTGGAATGAACCTCGCTGGTTATGGTGAAGAAACTGATGCGATGCGTGATTTCTCTGAGATGTTAAACATCATTGGTCAGCAAGGGCGTGGCGAAGCAGGAATGTTAGGTAACTACATGTTTGATAGTTACCGTCAGGATTTAGAAACTACTGGTCGGAACATGGAATTGCAGGCTGCTATGCAACAGTTGGCTGAACAGCAGGCTGCCGCTGAACAAAACCTTCAGTCTTCTATACTCGGTCCTTACTTCGGTCTTGATCCTCAAACGATGATGGCTGGTATGGGTGCTGGTGTAGATGTTGCTGGTGTGTCAGAGAATCGTGCTGTACGTGAACAGGCTGCTGAGGATGCTATGGCTATGCTGTTAGCACAACAACAATTTGCAACGGGTGAACGTGAAGCAGGGCAAACGTTCCAAACTGGTGAGCGCACAGGAGCGGAAACGTTTGCTGGTGGTCAAAATTATCAGAACAATGTTTGGGATTATTTAACTGATCAAACAATGAATCCTTATCAATCTGGGATGCTTGGTGTGGCACAACAAGGTCAGCAGATGGATACTATGAGTACTTTGATGGATCTTATGAATCCGCAGCCTACGGCTGCTGAAACTACCGCTGCTAATGCTCAAGCACAAATGACTGCTTTAGACTCTGCATTAGCAAAAATGAGAGCAGGTGACACTCCCGCTCAGGCTCCTAGCCCTGCTAACAACTGGATGGGTAGCCCTGCTGTGGCTGCTCAAGACATTTATACAGGTGAAGAGATCATGGCTATGCAAGGCGCTGGCATGGATGTTGGTCAAATGATGTTGAATCAAAACACTGCTCAAGCAGAGATGCAAAACATGGGGTCTTTCGCTCAGGCTATGGACATCCCGTTGGAAACTTTAATGGGAGCGCAATCTTTAGGAGTGTTAGACGATCTGGTAGAGGACTTCCAATTCTACAGAATGGGCGAAGGTTTGGGTGCTTTACCTACTGATTCTCTTGTTCCTTTCCAATACCCTCCTTCTCCTGAAAACCCAGCAGGAACCACCACGATGTTGAAATTATCTGAGTGGATGGATCAGTATCAACTTTATTACCCTGATGCGGATAATAAAGATTTCCAGTTGGGTGAAGGCGGTCCGTGGCTTAAAGGTGAGATGGATCCTGCTGAGTGGTTTGAATTAGGTACGTTGATGGATCTTGATGCGGAAAGTATGCAAGATTTCTTAAGAAGCGTTTATTATCCTAGTTTAGGGGGATAATCAATGGTGTATAAACCACCTGCCCCACCGCTTCCTCCAAAGTTTGGTAAAACAGTTGACAGGGCTGATCTGATTCCTGTTCTTCCAACCGCTAAAGGCGGTTTGGATGATGCATACACTGCTGTTCCTCGTATTGATATGCCTAAAAAATCTAAAGTTTTACCTATGGCTGATTTGCCTCAGTTGAAACTTGCTGAACCTAAGAAAAGTAGTGTCGGTGGGTTTTTTGGTTTGGCTTTAGATGTTTTGGATTGGGGTCGTGCTGGTATTGTTTCCACTTTGAAAGAGGGTATTGATCTCGCTCAGGGTGAGGGTTTCAATTTTGGTGATTGGAAAACTCAAGTCAATGAGCATTATGGTTTTGGTGATTTGATTCACGATGAACGTACTGCTGTTGGTATAGGTCTTATTGCTTTGTCTCCTTTCACAGCCCCGTTGGGTGTTGGTGTGTTGGCTGACAACATTTGGGTTGATCGCGCTGTTGGTATAGTCGGTGATTTTGCTGTTGATCCTTTAATGTGGCTTGGCGGTTTACCAGTGTTTACTCGTGGTTTGGGTTGGGCTGGTGGTATCGGCAAAATGGGTAAAACAGGCATGGCAGATACTCTTATGAATCTGCAACAAAAAGGTGGTTGGGAGAAACTTGTTCCCAAGTTGCTCCCTCTCGCTAAACAACAGGGGGTTACTTTATCTAAAGAAGGTGTTGAAAAGTCTTTGGGTGATGCGATAGTTGCTGCTGAGAAAGGCAGAAGTGCGTCTGCTATTAGCAGGTCTTTGAGACAAACTGACATGGGTAAGGTCGTGTCAGATTATTTTGGTTTCACATCTGCGTTACGTATTCGCGCACCTATGACTGGTCCTGCTGGTCGGATGTTGAGAAAAGATCGTTGGGTTGAACGTGGCGGCAAGTTGTTAGGAAAGTCTGATGATTGGTTTGCTAAACAACAATTAAAGCAGGTTCCTCCTGCTTATAAGGCTGGTTTTGATACAGACGATTTAGTGGATGCTATTAGTCTTGCACGTAAGTCTGGTAAGGGTATTTCTAGAAGGGCTTCGGGTGCTAAGGGTAGAGCGAAAGGTTTGAAGGAACAGTTTGCTCATGTTCCTGACGTTGATCAGTTTGTTGAGACTGCGTTGAGAGCGGCACGTCAGCCTTTGGAGGCTTTTGCTATTCCTGCTGGTTTAAGAAAGTTTGCTACTGGCGGGGCGGTGATGTCTCGTTTAATGGATTTGCCTGTCGCTGTGGCTCGTGGTGCGACTCCTGATCCTGTTAAGAATCGTTTGAAGGTTATGTTTAGCCGTGAGGGTGAGGAGATAACCAAGTTTTTGAAGAGCGGTGATCCTTTTAAGATTTCTTTCGCTGCTAATGCTATGGACAATTTGCGTTATGCGTTGGGTCCTGAAACTAATTTTCAGAATGAGTACGGTGTGGCTACTAAGACGGTGTTAGACAGGGCTGGAAATTTAAAAATTCCTGATGAGGATATAACAGATTTTCTTGACACTATGATGAATGCGGCTGCTCCTCGTTTCGGGTTTACGGAACTAGATGTAACCCCACGTATTTTACGTGAAGACAGTCCTTTCTGGGAGAAACTTCCACAGTCCATAAAAGATCTCCCTCCCGACCAGTACGAAATTTTACACAGAGATTTAGACAACTGGGTTAACATCATTAATAAGCATACAAACAAAGCGTATGCGGGTGAAGATGGCATCTGGAAAGCCGCTATGCAAGTGGAACAACTTGAAGGCATGCCATATCGTGCGCCTCGTCGAATGGTTGAAAACGCTCGGAAGCGTCTTCTTGACCCTGTTTTCCACAAGATGGATGTGGATTCTTATTCAGCGACAGTGACGGGCGCTAAAGTAGGTGGAACTAAACAATCGTTGCCTTGGGATTCTCACGGTTACAGAACTCCTGCTTCTTTGAAGAGTCGTGATCGTGCAATAGGTCAGCCTGTCAAAATTTTTCTTGATGCTGATCAGGCTGTTGCTGGAACTGTTGGCAAAACTAAAATAGGTGGCAAAGATTTTGATGTTTTGTTGAACGCTGATGGTTCAGTGTTCAAGTTGAGAAACCCTGAAGAGGCTGGTTTGTCTTTCCGTCGTCAAATAGATGAGGCTTATGAACGTGCTTTCGGTGAGAAAGCGTTTGAAGGAAAGTTCACAGTATTGCAGGAATCGTATGCTAAGGGCATGGGTCGTGACATAAGGATGACTCATTTTATGAAACGTATGCGCCAATATTTTCCTACTGAACAGTTCGATGATCTTTACGACGAGTTGGAAGAAGGCTTAAATTTGTGGCAGCAAGCCACAAAAGATCGTGTTAAAAAAACTAAAGCAGTAGTAGAAAAAGAAGCCAAGATTCTAGAAGCCAAAGCGCAACTTGCAACAATTGAAGAAGGTATAGCAGCGCGAGAAAACGGGATTGACAAGTTGTCTCTTAAGGGTCAGGAACGATTCAATGAGTTGCAAAAAATAAGTTTAAAAGTCATTGCTAATAATGCTGAAGTGCGAAGGATTTGGAACAGTTTAGAGGCTCGCGGAGTTGAAGTAGAACGTTTACTTCAGAATGTAGACAACACTGGTGGTGGTTCTATTAAAGAGTGGGAATCTCTTCGTGAAGAATTAATTACTGAAGTTTTTGAAATGTCTAACCACGCTGAAGAACTTGATTCTTTAAGAGAATTAATGGACGAGTTGTACACAGAGTTAACAGCCGCTGTCAAAAAAGAAATGAATGCAAGCGGCTTAGACACTCCGTTGCCTACCTCACGGGAAGGTTATCAGGCTGTGGTGGATGAACTGGAAACAGTTAAAACACAATTTGATGAATTAACTAAAGAACGTGACGAGTTGGTTGACCGCCTCGAAGTTGTGTCAAAAGAGTTTGATCGTAACGTTGAAGAGATCAGAGTGTTAAGTGAGCAACGTGCAACTAGAGAAGAAGCGTTGCCTAAAATGCGTGAGCAGGCTGAGTCTGTTAAACCTAAACGCACGATAGAGGATGTAGAAGGTTCTGCTGAATTAAGAGATTTGTCTAATCAGGAAAGAGTACTTGTTCGTCAAATCCAAAGTCTTGACGAACGAATGGAAAGTGTTACCACATCGTTGGAGGCTGCTAGAAAAGTTGGGGCTGTTAGTAAAAACAAGTGGGAACGGATACAGAAAACATTAAAAAAGGCTAAAGAAGCAAGCAAGTTTCTTGAGGATATGAATAGCCGTAGAAATACAAAGTTGGGTCAGTTAAGTAGACTTCGTGAAGAATTAGATGAAGTATCTGATGTGCGGTATTTAACTCGTGAAGAAGAACAATTTGGAGGGTACGCCCACGAGTTGGAAGCGTTTAGAAAAGAAGGCAGAAAAGTTTCTGTTGACAGGAAAGAACCTCCTAGTGGATTGAATGCTGATGATCGAAAAGTGTGGGCTGAAGCACACGATGATATAAAGGTTTTAACTGAAGAAATAGAATCTCTTGAAACGAGATTACGGGCTTCTGAAGAAGCGTTTGCGGAAATGTCTGCTGTTGGTTACCGCAGGAAGATGGCTAATAAAAGCCAAAAACTTGCTCAAATTCGTAAAGAAAAGAATCGTGGTCCTTTTGCAGAGGGTGGTGCGGCTGAGAAAAAACGGTTAGCAAAAATTGCTGCTTTAGAAATTGATTTAGAAAAAAATTATAAGAACATAGTTCATATAGAAAGAACTGAAAAACAAATTTTAGATTTATCTAATAAGCGCACGAAATTATTAGGAACAAAAAGAAAGTTAAGAGATAAAAGTCAAGAGAACATCGTAAGAAGTAAGCCTCGGATAGAACCTGAGCCTGATGTTTTAGGTCAGAGAGATGTTCAAAAACTGACCACTTTAAGAAATAGAATTAAACAATTAGAAATTTATGAAGATGGTTTTGGAGATTTGGCTAGTGAAGAAGCCATCAGTTCGGCGCAGGACTTAGTTGCTATTAGTGATGAGATTTTTCTTCTTGAACAGGAACTTATAATTGGTATGGTTTCTGTTTCTCCACGTCAAGGAACTCCGTATTCTCGTCGAAGTATTGCTGCTGTTAGAGCATCTTTACAGGAACGTTTAAATTTGTTAAACAGTGAAAGGTTTAAGGAATTAAAAAAAGAATTGTTGAGGGGTCCTCGTATTGAAGTGGAAGGTGGTACGGGTATCCCATTAAACACTCAGTTGTTTGCTCAGTCTGCTGATGAAAGATGGGGTTTGATTGCTGTTCCTCGAAGACGCACTAAGGACATGGCTGAAGCAGCAGGTATACCTATTAAAGATCAAGTGTTGGTACGTGTTCAGAAGATTTCTGGTAACCGTTGGAAGGTTTCTGAAGAGATTTATGAAAAAGATTATTTAGGAGAAATGATCAACATGACTCCTGATGCTCGTCAAAAATTCAAGGATCAGGATTGGGTTTTTTATGATGAGGGTGTTGGTGCTGATGCTCGTGCTTTGGAGTTGACGAAGGTAGAGCAAAATTTTGATGACGCTGAGTTTCTTTTAAAGACTGCTAAAGAAGAATTAGAGGTTGTTGAGGCAGAAAGAACAGGGCTTGTAGAGCAGATACGTTCTGAAAAAGAAATGGCGAACAGTATTTTAGAAGAGTTTGATGAACTCGTTGAGGGTGGTCTTAGAACTAAGGGTCGTTATGTGGGTAAAGGTGGGGGTCATAAAGGTAAAACTCCTGATCAAACTTATCGTGATTCGGCTAGAAGAAATACACGTAACGATTATTATGAGCAAGCCCGATCAGCCCGCCTTGAAGCAGAAACACAAATACCATCTGGTAAACAGGGGGTTGGTAGAGAAGCAATTTTTAATAAACAACCGAATGATCCTCCATCTTTAACAAAACAGTTAAAGCAAATAAGAGATGCTAGAGATGCCAAGTTAGCGAAAGATAATGAACTCACGGCTCCTATTGCTCATTGGTTAGAGGACCCTTGGGAGATAGGTTACGGTTACGAATTAGGCACAGATAGTCTCTCATGGAAGGCATACGGGTATCGGATAGGTAAAGATGACGCATTTGAAATAGGGGATATGCCTATCCCAGATGTATCGGAGTGGCGTTGGATCAAGCAGATAATGGAACATGTTGGTAAAGGTGGAGAAGTTCCTTTTGCACTTACGGGAACAACTATCACTCCTGAATCATTAATGGATTTGTATCATCAGGCTGCTAGAAAACTTCCTTCTCGTAAAGCGCGCGCTGAGATTAAGGGAATAAGAACAGAAAGAACACTTTGGTCAGCAAGCCAAAAGGAAGACGTATTTTTAGATCGTGCTGTGCAAGAAGCACGAGATGCAAGAGATGCGGCTCAAAGAGTTTTCGATGAGGCTCAACAAAATTTAGAAAAGTTTGGTGTTTCCAGAAAACGTCTTAAAGGTAGAACTGAAGCAGATGAAAGACTTCTTCCTGTTACTCCTAAAAAATCACAGTTGGCTAGAACAGGTCGCCCTGAGGGTGATGAGTTTACAACGAATCTTCCTGATCGTGTAGCAGCAGCAGAATCCGATACTCGGATTATGGACAGGTTACGTCAGGAACGTATCGTTGAGACTGGCAAACTAGGTGAAGAACGTGCTGGTTTAAGACGGATGATTAGTGAGATGGAAGCAGAGATGGGTCCTGTTGAATCTCGTGTTGTTAAAAATGTGAACAATTTAGAAGCACAGTTCCAAGAGGAGATTGATGCTCTTCGTAACACTGTGCAAGCCATTCGTGATTTGGTGAAAATGATAAACAGGACTGCTAAGAACCTTGATATGGAAACTCCTGCTGTTAAATCTATGCAAGTTTTGTCAAAGTTTTTGACTAATTTGGAAAAGGGAATACTTGGCACTGAGGGGTTGACTGCTCCTGCTCGTATGCGAGATTGGATGGACAGGGTTGCGGAGTATGTCGAGTTGAATAAGATTTTTCAACATGAGAATTTCACTGCGGGGTCCAGAAACATTGATGCTGATTTGTCGTATGGTCAAAATTTGAGGGTGAGGGAACGGAAGTGGGCTGAGTTTCAGGCTCGCACTGAGTTTTTAGAGGAAAACTATGGGATACGTGCTTTTGATGAAGAAGTGGGAGGTTACCCTTTTGGAGATTTGGGTCCTGATTTAAAACAGGCTCGTGAATTGAAAGGTCTTATCCATCGCAGGGTTTATCTCGCTGAAGAACAGCAACGATTGTTGAAACGATATAACACTACAAGAAATCAAGTTGAAGCCAAGATAGGTGTTCAAAACAGAGAGACTATAAAAAGAAACAATAAGATCAACCAGATTATAACTTTAGAACAGTCTCTTATAGATGAAGAGATGCGGGCTTTAGAAGCCGCTACTGCTGCTTGGGAACTGGCTGTTGCAGAAGGTAAACGTTTAGAAGCGAAAACTGAACTGATCATTAAAGATCTTGGTGCTAAGTCCCAAAGGTTGGGTGGCGCACCTGATGGTGCGACGTTCCGTTTACGGGGAGATAAGACAGCACCATTTGAGGAAACTTTAAGAAACATTGTTAAAGATTTGGGTGACACAACTTTTGATCCTTCGGCTTTATCTAAGGCTGGGAATGCTACTCACAAGCAGCGTTTAGAATCAATGGAGGTTCTGAAGGAGGCTTTGGAAGGTTCCGAGTGGGGTCCGTGGGCTTTAATGAACACTGATGAGGCTATGAATGGTGATGTTGCTGCTGTGCTGAATGCTTTCTCTAGAATTAATGATCCGGTGGAGTCGGCGTGGATGTGGAAACAGTGGGACAAATTACAAACTTGGCTTAAGGCTGGTATGATCGCTACCCCCGGATTTGTGGAGCGTAACGTTTTTGGTGCGTTCTTTAACGCTTGGTTGGATGGTGTTAATCCCGCTGAGATTGTTTCAATGAGTAAAAAAGTTACTGTTATTGCTAACAAGGCTATGCAAGATCGAACAAACTTTTATGATGCTGCTCGTGCGATAGCGAAGAGTGACCGTCCTGATGCTGATTTGTATGACGACATTGTTTCCATGTTGGAGGTTGGTGTGCGTGGTGGCGGTCAGGCTGTGTCTTCTGTCGAGTTGGAGTATGGGTTAAAGAATGCTCGTAGTTTAGACATGATACTGGGTGGTAAGAAGGGTGGTCGTCAGGTCAGGGTTAATGCTGTGCGTTTCTGGAGTCCTCAATGGACTCCATTCACTACGGTTAGGACTTTGAACAGTTGGGCTGAGGACATTATTCGTTTGGGTGTTGGTGCTGACACTATGAGGGCTGGTGGGAATGTTGATGATGCGTTGAATCGTATCGCTAAAACACAGTTTGATTATGATGAGTTAACTGAGTGGGAGCGTACTTGGGCTAGAAGAGTCATTCCGTTTTACACTTGGACTCGGAAGAATCTTCCGTACCAGTTGGAGAAGTTTTGGACACAACCGTACAAATATAATCGTTTGATGTCTATTAAACGTAATCTTGAGATGGGTACCAGCCCTGAGGGTGTTGTTCCTGATTATTATATGGAACCGTTTGGTATCAGGTTGCCTTTCAAATGGAAGGGCGCACGAGTTTACACTGCTCCTGATTTTCCGTTTCAGGATTTGTTCAGGTATGACCCTCTTGAGGGTGGCGGTCCTCTTAGTGGCGTGAAGAACATTGCTCAGACTGTTTTGTCATCTACTTCTCCGATTGTTAAAACTCCTTTGGAGGTTGGTTTCGGTAAACAAATTTTCACTGGCATCCCGTTTACTGGCAGGTACCAGCAGGCTCCTAATCCGATAACGAAGATAGGTCCTTTGATGGAGGTGTTGGATCAGGTGGGTATGGCTGAGAAGTCGGCTACTGGTTGGAAGATGCGGGATCATCACATCTATTTGGTTAATGGAATGTTACCTACTGTTAGTTTGATTAGACGAATGTTTCCTAATGAACGCAAGTATCAGCGTACTCATTTAAGAAATTTAGTCAGTTTCTTGGGTGGTGTTAACGTCAACTTTAACACTCCTGAAGTAAAATATAATTGGCTGGAAGGTCAGAAATGGGAGAAGTTATCGGAGCGTCAAGATGCAAAGGACTTGTTATCCCGTTTCAAATAACGGGACAAAGAGGAGTATAAGTTATGAAGCACGTGTCTAGAGAAACGTGGGGTGCTAAACCTCCACCTAAAGGCAAGTTCGACAAGTTAAACAAATCAAGAGTGCAGGGTGTTGTGGTACATCACTCTGGTGTGCAGAACGGACCTAAAGGGTCCGCTGCTGTTAAGGCTTTTGAACGCCATCACATGGGTAAAGGCTGGGATGGTATTGGTTACAACTGGCTGGTTGATGAGACTGGCACTATTTTTGAGGGACGAGGTTGGGATAACCGTGGAGCGGGAACTAAAGGTTGGAACAGTCGTTCCATTAGTGTTTGCTTTACTGGCTGGGGTGGTGACAAGCCTAATGACAATGTGTTACGTGCTTTACAAACAGTTGTTGATGCCGCTGAATATCATTTCGGCAAAGGTATGTGGGTTTCAACTCATCGTAAAAAGAGTCGTGAGGGTTATACGACGTGTCCTGAGAAGTGGTTAGGTGACTGGGTTGAGAACGGTATGGGGGTTGTGGAACCACCTGAGACTGTTGATTGGGCTGCGATCATCCAGTTCTTTAAAGATTTACACGAGCAGGTGAAGAAGACTCCTTTGTCTCGTCCTAGCCGTAGTCGTGGTTTGCCTGTGCGTTTGGTGCAGGGAAAGTTAGCGGAGCGTGGTTTTAATGCTGGTCCTGTTGATGGGGTTTACGGCAAGAAAACTGGTGACGCTGTTAGAGAGTTTCAGAAGACACAAGGTTTTTTGAAGGTTACGGGTGTGGTGAACGGTGAAACGTTCGGCTGCCTGTTTATACAATAAGGAAAAATATTATGCCAAAGGGTACAGGATATGGTTCTTTTGAGGACACTTTTGGTTCTCAGGATGAGCAACTTCACAACTCTTCTTCTTCATTTAACATGTGGGATATGAGTCAGAAGGCTAAGAAAGCCGCATCTTATTTGCGGAACACTAATTTGGGCAACGCCGCACACGGTGGTCGTCCTTTCGGAAAGTAGGTTGAGATGCCACATCAGTTGGATGGTAAAAAAATGAAGGTGCCTAAAGCCTCTAAGGTTTTAGTGGACACTGCTTCTCAGGGTGGGAACCAAGGTTCTCTCACTGGTGACGCTATGTTACGAATGAGTAACGGAATGCGCGCTAAGTTTGACGAGAACGACTAATGGGTCGTAAGAAGCCTCGTCCAAAATATTAATCTAATAAAGGAAAAAATTTGAAGAACATATTTGATGTGTTAGAACGTGCTGGGTGGACTTTCGCTCAGGCGTTCCTAGGTGTTTTCGTTGTTGCTGACTTGTCGTCAGTGAAGGGTGCGGGTGTTGCTGGTTTAGCAGCGGCTGTGTCTGTTCTTAAAACCATCGTTAAAGACAAAGTAGCCAAATAGTATGGAAGCCGACCTTGAGGCTAAGTGGGATGAGTTCATGGAGGTTGAAGGGTTCGCTCTTCAGAAAGATATTTATGATCACCTTCAGGACACTGCCCATTTGTTTGACATCAAGGACGGTATTCATGCTAAGTGGTCACCAGATGGTGTTCTAGGTTTACTCCTGATCTTCCATGAGGAAGAGGCTGAACTGTTGCTCGCCGCTTTTGAAGCGGCTTTAGATGGTGTTGATGAAGCAGGTGAAGCGTTCGCTGTTTGGACTACTTCTTTGATGGGGTTGTTGCGAATGTCTATGGCTCCCAATTGGGAAGAGTAGTTACCTTTTAAGCCATTCTTGAACAAGTTCTGATTCTATTAATCCAGTCATCAGTTCACGTCTAATTTTGTCACGTCTACGGGCTAGTGACGTTTTGGGTATGCCTAGTATGCGTCCTGCTCCTCTGAGTGACAGGCGTTCAACTATTAGTGCGTTGAATATCCATCTGTCTTCTGGTGACAGGTCGTCGATTGCTTGACCTATGAGTTCTTTCAGGTGAGCGGTTGCTTCTAAGGATGGGGTCCATGAGTCTTGGAACGGTGCTAGTTCCATTAATGCTTGTGTGTCTGTCATAGGTCTTTGTTTGTATAAAACTTTGTTGTTTGATGCAAACACCCATTCTTCAGTCGGGAATTCTTTCTTCTTGCCCATCAGCCTTCCAAGTGGTTACACTATGTAAACGGTTGGCTGCTATAACTCTGGTGTTCTCTGGGTCGTAACCTGATGGTCCTCCCAGTTCCCATCCTTCGTCGTGGTCTATCCATCCCAGCATTTCGACTGTGCGAAATTCGTCGGGTACTGGTCTGACTACGAACAGGACAAGTCCTTTTCCTAGTTGCCTGCGGCGTACCGCCGCGTTGTTAGATGTTCTAACTCTTCTTACTTCTATGTTGTAACCTACGTCTGCACGATTTTTGTTTTCTACGTGGCGGTTACCTGCCCAGACGTGACCACCCCAGTATTGGTTGGTCACTCGTGCTACTGCTAGTTCTCCTATTGCAGCAGCAACTTGTGCGGATCTGTCATCTTCCATGTATTCGCGCTTATAATGGGCAGCATCTTGTTTTTCCCAATTTTCCGTAAAGCGTCTGATACCTACATGAGATGCCCATTCATATTCCCACTTTTCTAATTCAATCAGTATCAAGACGATCTACTTTCACTGCGTTTATTCGTACTACTTGGTTGTCGTCATCCCATGCTACTCCATTAAGCGCATCTAATGTGAGTTTAACATAATTGTCTAGGTCACCTCTTAATGTTTTCGCTGAGTGGGGTGATGTGCTGACGTGAATGATTGTCTCATCTGGTGTGTACATTAATGTTACTTCTACAGGTTCAGAGAATTTTTGTTCAACTTGTTCTGTCCATGCTTTTGCCACGTAGTCTTCTTCGTCGAGTGTGCTTTTAGGAGTGAAGACTTTCCCTCCTTTGGTGTGCCTTGGTCGTGCTTTAACTTTTGGTCTGCGTTCTACTATGGCTATGAATGATTCCATTATCTTACTTTTTTACAAGCGTTCCTTACTGTTTCTGCGAGGCGTTTGTCACCGTCTGGTCTGCTATTATATTTCCCTCCCCAGTCCATGTCTGCTTCTTTCAATTCTTTGTAGATAATATCTTCGGCATATCCTTGTTTAGCCATCGCGCAAGCGAGGGCGAATAGTGTGCCTGATCTATCTCCTTCTGGTTTCTCTGGTTCTGGTCGTGGACCACCACGCCGTATGACACCCGACAGACCGTCCAGTTGACCTGTATAGGGGGTCTTCCTATAGGTGTACGCTGGGAGAGCCTCAGGAGGGCTGTATAAGGCTCTCACAGGCTCCCACGCAGTAGGTGTCACCCGTGTGGGTATTGCTTCTGCGAGGAATGTTCTGAGAGGAACCATAGAGAATGAATAATCAGTGTTATCCATCTCGTTGTACCCACCCTGTTTACGGTTATGTCCATAAGGTAAACGCACCCCGTTACCCCAACCTCTGTCAGTTATCTCAGTTTGTTTAGGGTTAACTTCTTTAGTGGGTGCTTCAACTATTTCACATACAGCCATTAAACCTACTCTGACATCTACAGCAGACATGGGTTCTGTGAAGAACACCCATACGTGGAATCCTTTTGAACGTGACCGTTCAACCCAAGAAGTTACTCCTAGTTGTTTGAGAACTTCTCTCAAGTTTTTGGCGTGGATGTATGACTCTGCCATTCCTTCGTCAAAGTCAACGCATCCCCACCACACTTTGATTCCATCTGAATGTGCGACCAGTGGGTACACACCGATGGCAGGAGAGTCCTTCAGGTGGTCTTCGACCACGATCAGGAAGTCTTTGCCGTCCGCTGGTATGTACCCACCGTCCGCTGTTTGCCAAGGACGAAAATCTCCGTCATCTTTTGCCACACGCCCGCCACGAAACAGTAAAGCAAAGTCTCGTATCTGCTCGAATGTTATCTCATAAGGGTTACTGGTTTCCATCTGGAATCAGTTCCTCCCAATAAGGATGAACGTGACCACACTCAGGATCTAAATAGTAGGTTTGATCTAGGAGTCTGGCTGTTCTCTTATTCTTACAGATATTCATATTGATACTGTTTGCGTGATATTTGGTTTCCCAGTCTGAAAGATCTGTTTGATCTTTCTTTCTGTAAACCTCTATCACAAAGATGGCTTCTTGTTCGCCGCCATATCTACCAGCGTGGATACCAGCGGCTTTACCTCGTTCACCGGCAGTACGACCTGCTTGGTGAACAAGACCTACTGGTACTCGTTCTGTTTTAGCCCAGCGTTTCAACGCTTGCGCTTTGGATGTTACTCCTGTTGCGTCTGCGTCCCCGCCGACCATCAGTTCAAGATAGTCGATCATACAAAAGGAAGGGTTTGCACCCCACCATTCTCTCGCTTCATCCATCGCTGCTGACATGGCTTCTAATGACATTGATTCATCTATGATTGCGACACGAGACAGTTCCCGTTCGGAGGCTAAACCTAACGCATCTAATACGTTTCTGTCTCCTGCTTTGATTGCTTCCTCCACATCTGTGGAAGAACGCCCTTGCAATAAGCAAAACAGTTTCATCGCTACCAATTCCCTTGGCTCATCCATTGAGAATATCACAACGTGAGCGTTAGGATCATTGACTAGATTTGTGACTATTGAATTGAGCAGAATCTGTGACTTCCCTGTATGGGAACGACCTACAACCAATAGCACTTCCCCTTTACCAACACCTCGTGTTGCCAAATCTATTTCAGGGAATCCTAGGTACCACCGTTCTGCTGGATTGCGGATAAAACCTATCAGGTTCTCCACTACCTTAGAGGTGGTAGCCCATCTACTTGGTTGCTTGTCGCTGTCCACCTCGCCGCCTTGAGCGACAGCGAGGCGTTCAGCCACTTCATCCTGCGAATGCAGGGTTGCCATACTAGGAACGAATCTCCGTACCTATGGCGCTCAATTCATTGGAGTCTTTACCAGTGAATGGGCATACAAACCAATCGGGGACAAGAGACTTGCCGTCCTTCTTGGTTAGCCAGATTCCTTTACCATCAGCCTTACGCTTATAGTCAGGTCCTGCCTTGTTGAAATTAGAATCTGGATCTAATTTCTTCTGCCAATTTGGGTCCCACCAGTTGGACTTATTGTCCATCAAGTCTCTCCAAATTTCTTCCAAGGTTCCTCCAGTGCCTTTCGGACTGTAGGAATTATTGCTGGTCGAAGCACTCGCCACGGGAGTACTTTTGGTAGTCGAAGGAAATTCCTTCTGTATCATACGCACCCCCTGTTCGGATAGTTCGTATCCGACACCAAGTGCCTCATAGTTGGCTATCTCCAAAGTCTCACCCCATTGGGCTATCTCTTTGGCTACTGCCTCTTTGTCGTCAGAGTCCACCGCTATCGTTATTGAACACGATGCCTCTGCTGGTTCATAGTTACCCGTTTGGATAACTTGTCTACGGAACACCGTTATGGTGTTCTCTGTTTTTTCTGCCATGGGTCTACCTCCCTTTCTATAGTTGGTTCCATGGATCTGGTCCCGCAAACCTTCCCCGACAGGTTGACCACGCTCCGCACCACTTAGGAGCGCAATGCCAACCAACCATGTTCAATGGCCAGACGGGAAGGTCTGCGGATATGAGTGTTCCAGCGGAGCGAGCAAGCGCAACCAAAGATGCCCACCCCGCCGGTCCTACGTTCACTGTAGTCCGATGCACCTTGCCTTTGACAAGGTGTACGAACTCAAAATCTAAAGGCTCTGACAGGTTGTTGTCCGACATAGCGGACACAGCCCAAGTGTATGCGGCTGCCTGCACTGACCATCGTTTCTTCTCCCATTCGTCTGATGGTTTACGGCTGGGGTTCTTCCAGTCAACTATTGGACGTGGGAACTCTTGCACACAGTCGATGGTTCCTTGTAACCAGATTTCTGGTTTGTGATCAACCACGAGTGGTAGTTCAAAGTGTTGCTCAACTGCTATTGGTTTGATATCTTCTCTGACTTCATCCCACCATGCTGCTGTGTTAAGTTCTACTATCTTCGCACACTCTTCTATCTTGTGGTTCCATCTAACTATTTCTTGTTCTTTTCTAGTTAACTCTTCTAATGATGCTTCTATGCTGTCCGTTTTGGATAACGGACTGCCTGTTTGCATTTGCTCTGTGAGGCATTGTTCGATGCCGTAGTGGACTGCGGTGCCTATCGCAGTGTTGGTGGACTCGGTGGATTCGGCGATGCCGAGCATGTCCTGTCTGGCTCGCTCTGGACACATCGCTAGGGTGCCGAGCCAAGATTGTCGGAGGATGATTCGATCTTCGGGCGGTTGCATTTTCAAATCCTACCACATGTATACATGGCATGGCGGGATACCCCTAGAGGGTATCCCGCATAGCATGAAAGTGACACAAGCCGAGGCATTAGCCATCGCCTTTGATAATTGTCAGGTCTGGTTTATTATCAGGTTCGGGTTCATCTGTTACGATTTCTCCTCCTAATGATTCAAATATCCATCCAATATGTTGCATGAACTCGGTGTCTCTAGTCACCTTGTCGTGCATCATGTCTCCTACTGTTTTAAGTAGGTGTTGTAACACGGATATTATCCCTGTTATAGCGTCAGCGACAGACCCTGCTTCTTTACCGTCAGGGTATACTGCTGATTCCAGTTCATTCAATCTATCTTCGATAGACTGTTCTTTATTAGTTGCCATGTTATGTTCCTTCCATTTGTCGTATGGCTTTTATTTCTCCTAGTGTGTAGGTATCATATGGGTCTATGACCTTGGTGGAACGCTTGCGTCTTACGATAGCCTGTTTCCGTTCATACTCTAGGTTCGCTGTTGAACAAATATCACATCTACAACGGTGCCTTTTGTATGCTGATAGCCCATGTTTAAAACTATTCATCTTTAGATGTCCAGTCTTCTTTTAACCTATTAATATAATGTAATGCTTCTTCTTTATCGTTGAACAGTTCTCTGATCCTACCGTCTTGAAATACAATCCAGCGTGTCATTGAAAGTCCCGCACCCATCGGAATGGGTTTGCATTTTAGTTGCAAGTCAGTTCTCATCCTGTCTCCTAAAGGAGCAGTGCGAGAACGAGAAGGAGGGTAACCCGTCCCCGCACCACCGATTATGAGGCTTGGATAGCGAGGTCATCGCCAAGCGAACGAACTTGTATTCCTACTCCGTGTCTACGAGCGGCTGCATAAATATTTGCTTTCATGCTCTTAGGTGGACAATCAAAATCTTTGTCCCCTTCCAGTAGTCGAACCTTACCATCGAACCACATGCCCCATGGGTAACGTTCTTCCCTGCCACTTCGTTTAACGGATGGCATTTCATTTAATATTTTCAA